AAACACAGTGTACACCTTGCTGGTTCTAACATTGGATATAGTTCTTTCCAATCCTTAATCCATGCAGACTGTCGTTTAACACCAGATGGAAAACCACCAACCATTACAGTAGATAGTTCAGAACGATAGATTTTACGAATTGTTTTTTCTCTATCGTTACCATGTTTCATTCTACCCCAATATGCAAAGTCAATAGACTTACCTTCATCAAACATATCTGCAAGAGGATTTTTTAGAGTTTGAATAAAATGATACTTACATCCATGTATGTTGCCTGAGAAAGCTACCTCATCAATAGTGGTGAAGTTTCTGATGCCAGGCAAGAAACTACGATATAATTCTTCTGTATCACCCCTATCACTTCTAAACATAATAACATCTTTACCCTCAAAGAATGGGCGAATAGTTTCCATGTGACTTTCAGACTTTGCAAGGTCTTTTGGATTCATTTGCAACTCACCATGATACCGAAACTCTGAGTCAGATGGAATAACAATTACATCTGCCCAATCTATAGTCTCTGGTGTACGCTTTGGTCTACTTGTATCAAACGATACATTGTAAGTTCTATATTCATGTTGCCAGTTTATCTTCATCCATTTTACATAGTTCTCAAAGAAACTATCTAACACTGTTTCAAGTGGGCCATTATACTTCACATTAGAACGTAGTCTTGCAATAGTAATCTTCATCGTATAATATCAATCTTATCCATACTGTCTTTATTCCACACTTCAAGTTCTTTACGAATCCTACCATCTGCAATAATATTGTTATATCTTTTAGTAGCGAGTTTCTTCCACCATTTAGTTATATTCTCTAGTTCAAATCTATCATAGTTTTCTGCTTTTGTCAATACATCAGTTTCACCCAACAATACATTTTTTACATTACTGTAACCATATTCACTCATGTAGAAACGCTTTTGAGTTGTAACACCAGTTGCACTTTCCATTGCATCTACAAATAGTTTGTGTGCTTTTGTATCATGTTCTTTAAGTGAAGCTTTAATAATACCTACCATTTTGGTTTGCATCTTTAATTTTCTACTTGATGCACCCTTATGTATAAGTTCTTCACCATCATTTTTTTCTATAAACCAATCACGCAGTTCTGGGTAGATTTCTTCACCAAGTGTCAATAGAAACTTGGATTGAGTATCACCTTTATATCTTAGATAGGGACGCATACCGTCATACATTGACCCACCTTTAAGATTACCATAAAGAGATGTGGTTTCAAAAAGGCAGAACTCTGTATCGTACTTTGCATTTAACATTCTACGAGTTGCATGGGAACAACAGATTGCAGCAAGTAACTTACCACCAAGACAGTTGAAACCAAATGGTTGAGTCGGTACAATATTGAAACCCATGATAGCACGTTTGTTAAATATATCCAAGTCTGGAACATTACCAAGATAATCATTACGAGGCTTTGAGTTTATTAGTGGTGAACCATAACGAATAAAACCAACAATAGTATCTGTAGTTTCTTCTATAACTACACACTTGAGTGTCTTGCCTGGGTTTTCATCTGGACTAAAAGATGCAGTCTTTTCTAACAATGTATTAAAAACTTTGTTAGGAATCTGTGCAACCTTGAACGACATATCTTCTGGATGCATATCAAAATCTTGAAACAAATCATCTTCTAAACTCATGCCAGGCAAAGGCGCTGGAATGTCTTTAACTCTTTCAATTTTTCTTGCACGAAAGTAATCATCAATTCTTTTGAAGTCTTTAAAGTAATTCATCATCTTTGTTGCAGCATAAACAGAATCTTGTTTATTTAATATCATATTAGCCTCAAGTTTGGAGCGGGTAGAGAGAATCGAACTCCCATCTTCAGATTGGAAATCTGTAATATTACCATTATACTATACCCGCCTTATTCATTATCATTATACTACTATTTAGCAGTTTTGTCAAGAGAAAAAATCCTCTAATGTTCCTTGAGTTCCATAACTTCTATCAACTAACCAATTAATCTTAGAAACAATAACATTAAGTGGTTCCACAAATGATTTCTCAAACTGTACTTCATAATCAATCATCTTATGAAAGTCAAGTTCTTTAGGTAGACTTGTGATAAACGATATAGATGTACACTGAAAAATATTTGGTGCTCGTAAGTGTAAAAATTTAATCTTATCACCCTCTTGAATAAATGGATACTTATGATCAAGTTTGTTTTTCTTTACCAGATGGTTATACAGAATTGCACCTTTACAATGGATAGGAGCTCCTTTACCAAACATCTGATTAGGATCACTAAACTTTTTAAGTCCATTTACACTTCTTGGATATGCAATATCTTCTGGTGGTAAATTCATAAACTCTTCTCTAAATTCCTGTATAAAGTCATTTAGCATCTTTTCATCACCGTTCATTATGATATCAAGACCTTCTTTAATCTTTATACGACAAGGTGCTGGAGTCGATGACTTGACGGCTTCGATACCCATAATTTTGAGTTTTGCTTCTTTGTATTGGACACCTTCGTTATCCCACACGTTAAGAATATATCGTTTCTTTGCTGTCCATATACCTTTGTCTGCAATCGCCTCGCGAGACATCTGCATCTTCTGTTCATAAGCATTTACATATTTAGCCAAGTCCTGATAACTTTTATCAATAAAAGGTTCAATTTTATCTTTAGCAATTTTGTCCATGAATGAGACAATTTTTGCAGTCTCTGTTCCCTCTTCAAACACACTACTGACCAATTTATCAAAAGTAATATAAACTGAATCTGTATCTGAGGCAATAACATAATCCTCATTAGTTGTTTCCAATATACCATTAAGGTACTTATTAAGGGCCCTTTCAATCCAACGAATAGATAACTGACCAGATGTAGTAATTGCTTCAGCAACCAAAAGATCGTAATAACGGAACCATACATTACCAATAGCACCATATGCAGAATTGAGAGAAATCTTTTTTGCCATTTGGATATTATTGAACTTAGATATGTCTTTGAGTAATTTAGGGTCTTTAGTGTTTTCATATTCTTGTTTTGCTTTTAATAAAAGTTTCTTGTATTTTACACGATCATTATACATAGATTGCATAATAGCTGGAAGAAACCCCTGCTTGTCGGTTCTAAACAATGCACCATTTGGTGTAAGGGTTACACCTTTCATTATTGAAGTATCAACCTTTTTATCAAGAAGTTTATCTACAGACATACCTTTGACTTTCTCTTGAGAAACAAGTGTCTCTGGAGAGATGTTATATTGCATCATTAGGTGTGGATACAAAGAGTTTAAGTCGAATGACATAACCCAATTGTGCATACCAACTTGAGGGTCTTTTACATATGCACCTTCAAATTTTTCTGGTTTTTCTTTTTTCTCTTTTTGAGGAATTACAATCCCTCTTTCACGCAAGTAATTGTAGATAAGAATATCCCAATACTTAGTTGAACCAAGCACATCCATATAATTAACTTTTGCATCATAAGCCATCTGAAGAACAAGTTCAATCAAACGCATCTTATCTTCAATACGATCTACAAGTTCAACGTCCATGATGTTGTATTCTAAAAACGACTGATAGTCTTTAGTATACCAATCTTTGAAAGTATCAAACGGATTACCGTCTTTACGTTCACCAAGTTCTACAAAAGCAATATGATCTAGACGATATGATTCCTGACCTGTATATGTAAACTTACGATACAAGTCAAAATAATCTAGGTGGGCAATACCTTGTATATCATACAATTGGTGTTTACGTCCCATCTGAAATGCTTCTCTGGATTGAACACTACGCCAAGGAGATAATCTTTTAAGTTCATCCTCTCCAAACAATTTTTGGATACGATTACATAAATACGGTATATCAAAAAATTCTGTATTCCATCCTGTAATTATATCTGGTTGATTGTTTTCCCAAAAAGCAAGAAACTCTTTTAACAGATGTATTTCACTTTCACACTGGACATATCTTACGTCTTCACGATCATTACGAAACTCACCAATACCCCAAACAACAAACTCTTTACTTTGATGATTCTTTACAGTAATAGAAAGAAATGGTTCTGCAGCTTCTTTTGGATTAGGAAAACCATTTTCACATTGAACCTCAATATCAATTGTAAAAATTAATATCTTATCAATATCGTATTGAACTGCTTTAGGATATTCGTCAGCAATATAACTATAGGGAAACATGGAATTGCCATGAATCAAATTAGACTGACTTTTGTACTGTTCAACCCATGCTTTAGCTTCTTTGATTGTGTTATGTTTAATAGGTGTTACATATTTACCATCAAGAGTTTTCCACTCTGTAGGTTTTGCAACAGGTGCGTAAAGAGTTGGTGAATACTTAATCCTACGATTAATCCGTTCACCATTTCTAATTTCTCTTAATAAAAGAAAGTTGCCCCATTGGACAATATTTGTATAGAAGTTCATAATATAAATATATCACAGTTCTGGCTAAATGTCAAGTAGTATAATCCGTAAAATTAATAAAAACCGTTTTTATCAACTTTGCCAAAGTTAAGATCAAGTTGTGAATCATCGTTCTCTTGCAACAGTTCTTTAGCTTGTGCAGTAGGTTCAAAATGTTTATTCAACATTTCTATACGATCTTCTGCCATCGCCATCTTATCAAGTTCTTCTTGAATTGCTTCTACAATGTCACTATGTTCACCAATACCGACACTCTGATTCATATAAACCATGATGTTTGTCTTAGCTCTTTCTAGTTCACCTTCGGCATGCATTCTTGCTGCCTTTACTAATTGTGTACTCATATTCATTTAAGGTTTTCCTCCATATTTACCACTATCCCAGTATTCCATTTTTTAGCTTCTTTTTTTGCATCTTCTTTTGTATTAAAAGATTTTATTTTACTATACATATCCCAACTTCCAGTAGAATTTGTATTACGAACATATTGATATCCTTCAAATTCAAATGGTTCAATCATCACTGCATAATTCATATTATATCTCACTTGTTTTTGCAAAAAACTAACCCTCTCGTTTTTTACCTATGTTGTATTTAGTTTCCAGAATCCAATCATTCTTTTCTTTGAATGAAATTATTTTAATTTGACTAAGTGGAGCTATTGGATCAGTTTCAGCTGTTATTTCAACTAAACCCCAATCAGCTAACAAAGTTGCAATCCTGTTTCGTCTTGCAATATCATTTTCTGATAAGTTAGTATTTTTACCATCTAACGCAAATAGTTCTTTAAAATGTACAATATAATACTTACCCTGTTTATGTAATATATGACAGGATTGATATAGTTTCTTTTCTTTTCTTGATGCAACTCCGATACGAGAAAGTGTTTCTCGTATCTTTAAAAAATCGTCTGGTTCTTTCAGAACAACTTCAAGCATATGGTCTTGTGTCCAATTAATGTTTTCCATTTTTACCACCTTT